CCCGTTACCTTTGCGGGGAGACGGGGATCTGGACGCGGGACGGTCTGTGCTGGTTTTCATCATCCGGTACCGAAATTGATCCACCAGACAGCGTCACTTTTCATATCTGGACCGCTTACAGCCCCTTCACGACCTGGGTACAAATCGTCAAAGACTGGATCAAAACAAAAGGGGATACCGGCAAGCGTAAGACTTTCGTGAATACTACGCTTGGCGAGACATGGGAGCCGAAAATCGGCGATCGCCCCGATGCTGACGTGATGGCCGAACGCAAACTTTGGCGCCGCGGTTCCGGAACGGGTTGCCTATCTCACTGCAGGGATCGACTCACAGCTTGATCGTTATGAAATGCGGGTCTGGGGGTGGGGGCCAGGTGAAGAAAGCTGGCTCATCGACAGACTGATTATCATGGGCCGTCATGACGATGAAGCCACTCTGCTCAGGGTGGATGAGGGGATCAACCGGACATATACCCGGCAGAATGGAGTGGAAATGTCGATTTCACGTATCTGCTGGGATATTGGCGGTATCGACCCGACCATCGTTTATACCCGCTCGAAAAAGCATGGCTTGTTCCGCCTGATACCTATTAAAGGAGCATCTGTCTACGGTAAACCCGTTGCGAGCATGCCACGTAAACGCAACAAAAACGGTGTTTATCTTACGGAAGTGGGGACCGATACGGCAAAAGAACAAATCTATAACCGTTTCACACTGGTGCCAGAGGGCGACGAGCCCCTTGCTGGCGCGGTGCATTTCCCGAATAACCCTGAAATCTATGATTTAGCTGAAGCTCAGCAACTGACAGCTGAGGAGCAGGTCGAAAAGTGGGTGGACGGCAAGAAAAAAATCGTATGGGACAGCAAAAAACGACGAAATGAAGCGCTTGACTGCTTTGTATATGCACTTGCAGCCCTGCGGATCAGCATCTCGCGGTGGCAGCTTAATCTCGATGCTCTCCTGGCAGGTCTGCTGGAGGAAGACAGCGGCCGTAAAAATAATAAAACCCTGGCGGATTACGCCCGGGCATTATCCGGAGAAGAATAATGGCGACACAGGCTGACCTGGAAGCAGCGCGCGCTGCGTTACATGACCTCATGATGGGTAAGCGGGTTGCGACGGTACAGAAAGATGGTCGCAAAGTGGAGTTTACCGCCACTTCTGTCTCTGACCTCAAAAAATACATTGCTGACCTTGAATCTCAGGTTGGTTCCACTTCACGGCGCCGGGGACCGGCAGGGTTTTACGTATGAAATTACCAGCTTTAGTGGGACCGGACGGTAAAACATCCCTGCGGGACTATGCCGATTATCACGGCGGTGGGGGAGGATTTGGGGGCCAGTTACGGGCATGGAATCCACCGAGTGAAAGTGCCGATGCCGCACTTCTTCCCAATTTTTCTCGCGGTAATGCCAGGGCTGATGATCTGGTCAGGAATAATGGCTATGCAGCCAATGCCATCCAGCTTCACCAGGATCATATTGTCGGGTCATTTTTCCGGCTAAGCCATCGCCCAAGCTGGCGCTTCCTCGGTATTAGTGAAGAGGAGGCCCGGGCATTCTCCCGGGAAGTCGAGGCGGCATGGAAGGAATTTGCTGAAGACGACTGCTGCTACATTGATGCCGAACGCAAACGCACGTTCACCATGATGATTCGTGAAGGTGTTGCAATGCATGCTTTCAACGGTGAGTTGTGTGCTCAGGCCACCTGGGACAGCAGTGCCACCCGCCTTTTTCGCACGCAATTCAAAATGGTCAGCCCGAAGCGTGTCAGTAACCCGAATAACATGGGAGACACTCGCAACTGCCGTGCCGGTGTCAGCATAAACGATACTGGTGCAGCGCTGGGTTACTGGGTGAGCGAGGACGGGTATCCGGGCTGGATGGCGCAGAAGTGGACGTATATCCCCCGTGAGCTGCCCGGGGGCAGACCATCTTTTATCCACGTATTCGAGCCGCTTGAAGACGGACAAACCCGAGGTGCCAACGTGTTTTACAGCGTGATGGAGCAGATGAAAATGCTTGATACCCTGCAAAATACGCAGCTGCAGAGTGCGATCGTGAAAGCGATGTATGCGGCCACAATCGAAAGTGAGCTGGACACGCAGACGGCGATGGATTTTATTCTCGGCTCTGACAGTAAAGACCAGCAAAGCAAAATGACAGGCTGGCTGGGTGAAATGGCATCGTATTACACCGCAGCGCCGGTTCGACTCGGTGGTGCTAAAGTCCCGCATCTGATGCCTGGTGATTCACTGAATCTTCAGTCAGCACAGGACACGGACAACGGTTATTCAACCTTTGAGCAGTCACTGCTGCGTTATATCGCCGCCGGGCTGGGGGTGTCATACGAGCAGCTTTCGCGCAACTATTCGCAGATGAGTTACTCCACCGCACGCGCCAGCGCCAACGAGTCCTGGGCCTATTTCATGGGGCGTCGCAAGTTTGTCGCATCCCGCCAGGCCAGCCAGATGTTTCTTTGCTGGCTGGAGGAGGCCGTCGTCCGTCGTGTGGTCACTCTGCCTTCTAAAGCTCGCTTCAGTTTCCAGGAGGCGAGAAGTGCCTGGGGTAACTGCGACTGGATTGGCTCAGGACGAATGGCAATTGACGGCCTGAAAGAAGTGCAGGAAGCCGCCATGCTGATTGAAGCGGGGCTCAGCACCTATGAGAAAGAGTGCGCTAAACGGGGTGAAGACTACCAGGAGATATTTGCCCAGCAGGTGAGAGAAACAATCGAACGCCGGGCTGCGGGCCTTACACCTCCGGCATGGGCGGCAGTCGCCTTTGAATCCGGCCTGAAAAAATCAAATGAGGAGGAGAAAGATGACGCCAGAGCTGCGTAATCTCCCGCATATTGCCAGCATGGCCTTTAATGAGCCGCTGATGCTTGAACCCGCCTACGCGCGGGTTTTCTTTTGCGCGCTGGCGGGCCAGTTGGGCATTACCCGACTTACCGATACGGTGTCGGGCGCAACGATTGGTGCTGAGCAGATTGCCGAACCGCTGGCGCTCTTTGGCGATGACGAGGAAATGGGTCCCCGGCCGTCGCGCAGTTACCAGATAACGAACGGCATCGCGGTGCTGCCGGTTTCCGGCACGCTGGTGAGTAAAACCCGTTCGCTGCAGCCTTATTCCGGCATGACGGGATACAACGGGATCATTGCCCGCCTGCAGCAGGCCATGAGTGATCCCGGTGTCGACGGCATTCTTCTCGATATGGATACGCCCGGCGGGATGGTGTCTGGCGCATTTGACTGCGCCGACATTATTGCGCGTATGCGCGATATCAAACCCATCTGGGCGCTGGCAAACGATATGAACTGCAGCGCCGGGCAGCTTATCGCCAGTGCCGCTTCCCGCCGGCTGGTTACTCAGACCGCGCGGACGGGCTCAATCGGCGTGATGATGGCGCACAGCAATTACGGAGCCGCCCTGAAAAAGCAGGGCGTCGAGGGCACGCTGATTTACAGCGGCGATCATAAAATCGACGGCAATCCCTACGAAAAACTACCAAAGGACGTTCGCGCTGACTTTCAGACGCGAATAGACGCCACGCGTCAGATGTTTGCCGAAAAGGTTTCCGCTTATACCAGCATGTCTGTGCAGTCCGTACTGGACACCGAGGCGGCTGTCTTCTCCGGCCAGGAGTCCGTGGATAACGGTCTGGCGGATGAACTTGTTAACAATACCGATGCGCTCGGCGTGATGCGTGAAGCACTCGACAGACGCAAAAAAACAACCACTGGAGGAACTATGCCATCACCTTCTGCATCTGCAGCGACCAATCAGCCAGCTAACCAGGCAGCTACACAGACTACTGCACCGGCTGAGCAGGTCACTACCATTGACACAACAACCGCTGCCTTGACGGCCCCGGCAGACCTCAGCGCTCAGGTATCGGCAGCCGTAGCCGCCGAGAATGGTCGCATCATGGGTATTCTGAACTGTGAAGAGGCAAAAGGTCGCGAATCACAGGCCCGTGCGCTGGCCGAAACGCCGGGCATGACGGTCGAGAGTGCGCAGCGCATTCTGGCCGCGGCACCGCAAAGCGCCCAGGCGCGTACCGATACGGCGCTGGATCGTCTGATGGAAACCGCACCAGGCGCGCTTTCAACAGGGAATGCCTCTGCTGAAGCCGGCGACGATTTGTTAAACACCCCCGTTTAAGAGGCTAACATGGCAATCACCGAAGTATTTACTCATCACCAGCCGCTCGGTAACAGCGATCCGGCACACACCGCGTATGCACCGGGCGAGCTGACGGCATCCACCCCGGCAATGACCCCGCTCATGCTCGATGCTACGTCCGGCAAACTGACCATCTGGGACGGCGAGCATGCAGGTGCAGCATGCGGCATTCTGGCTGTTACTGCAGATCAGAGCAGCGCGGAGCTGGCATTTTATAAATCCGGCTCATTCCGCATTGAAGATGTGCTCTGGCCTTCTGCCGTCACCGACGACCACATTAAGCGCAATGCTTTCACCGGCACGGGCATCAGCATCGTTTAAGTCACTTCGTATCAGTCTCTTTCATCCATAAAGGCCGCCAGCGCGGCTTTTTTTACGGGAAAAATCTATGTCAATGTATACCACTGCCCAGTTGCTGGCGGTCAATGAGAAGAAATTTAAGTTCGATCCGCTTTTTCTTCGCATCTTCTTCCGGGAAAGCTATCCCTTCAGCACTGAGAAAGTGTACCTGTCGCAAATCCCGGGTCTGGTTAACATGGCGCTGTATGTCTCGCCTGTTATTTCTGGCAGGGTCATCCGTTCCCGCGGGGGTACCACCTCAGAATTTACACCTGGATATGTCAAACCCAAGCACGAAGTAAACCCGCAGATGACACTGCGTCGCCTGCCGGATGAAGATCCACAGAACCTGGCGGATCCTGCCTATCGCCGCCGCCGCATCATTCTTCAGAACATGAAGGATGAAGAGCTGGCGATTGCGCAGGTAGAAGAGATGCAGGCCGTATCCGCCGTACTCAGCGGTAAATACACCATGACCGGGGAGGCGTTCGAGCCGGTGGAGGTGGATATGCAGCGCAGCGCCAGAAACAACATTGTTCAGGCAGGCGCTGCGGCCTGGTCCGCCCGGGACAAGGAAACCTATGATCCGACCGATGACATCGAGACGTATGCGGTGAATGCCAGCGGCGTGGTCAACATTATTGTCTTCGATCCGAAGGGCTGGTCACTGTTCCGCTCCTTCAAAGCGGTAAAAGACAAGCTGGATACCCGCCGCGGCTCTAACTCGGAACTTGAGACGGCCCTGAAGGATCTCGGTCAGGCGGTTTCCTATAAGGGTATGTACGGCGATGTGGCAATCGTCGTGTATGCCGGTCAGTACGTTGAAGGAGGCGCGCAGAAGAATTACCTGCCGGATAACACCATGGTACTGGGTAACACACAGGCGCGCGGTCTGCGAACCTATGGCTGCATCCAGGATGTGGACGCGCAGCGCGAGGGCATTAACGCCTCTGCACGCTATCCAAAAAACTGGGTACAAACCGGCGACCCGGCCCGTGAATTCACCATGATCCAGTCCGCGCCGCTGATGCTGCTTGCAGACGCGGACGAGTTTGTTTCCGTAAAACTCGCGTAATTTCCATCCAGTGGCCCTGTGGGGCCATATCTCAGGAATAGCTTCCATGACTGAAAAAGAAACACTGATCGCCCGGCTGAAAGAGCTGGGC